TCAATCCATTTACCGTTAAGAACGAAGCTCGCGTAAGATTACGCAGAGCTGGTATATCTGATGTTAATTCTGCTGATTTTTGCAAATGGTGGCAGGAGGCTATTGCATCTGAAGATTTTAATCAAAGGATTGCTGATCGCAAAGATCCTATGGCTGCTATTGCTAGAAAAGCTATCCGTATGGAAGCCGGAAGAACCACAGTTACAACCGGCAGAACAAACAAAATTGGTGGTAAGGAAAATCCTTTGATTGGACAAGATACATTTGGAGGCAAGGCAAGTATGTCATTCCTTATATATCCTGGAACATTTAGAGAGCAAATATTCAAACCTTTTGCTGGTGATGTAAGAGACGCGTATAGGGGATATAGTACTGATGGTACTAATAATACTTACTATTCAAAATATGAACGTGCCAGAATGATTTTTAGATCCGCAGGTTTAGCTGCTATGGCTGCAACAGCAGCAGTTTGGATTGCAATCCGTACATGGCTAAATGGAGATGATGATGCTGTTGCAAAATTAGAAGCAACACATCCATTAAAGAAAATACAGCATGACATTACATATACCGGTGTAACAGGTGGAAAATCTGAATTTGTAAGCAGAGCTGAAAAGGGTCAATTTATACCTGTTCTAGATGAGGCTGCTCGTTTAACTAGAGACTTAAATGTACATGATAATGCAAGTAATACCAAAGAACGTGCAGTTGCTAAAGAAACAACCAGGTCAATAGCAGTACCAGCATTAGAAGGATTAACCTCTGCATACATGCCAACACCTGTAGCAGCGGTAGTTAATCAAGTACTAGCCAGAAAAGAGTTTAGAGATGCAGCCGTAGATCTTACTGCTGGAGAGAAACAACCTAACGGTCATGGAGTCGCACCTAGACCTGACGTTCCTAAACCACCACGCCCATCAAAACCTAGTCAATAATTTGCCTATAAGAAACAAAGAGAAGCAAGCTGCCTATATGCGCCTATGGCGTAGGAGTCAGCCCGAAAAGACACTTCTTACTCTGGCAAGACAAAGGGCTAAAAGAGACGGCATACCATTCTCTATAACTGCAGATGATATTAAACTAGTAACTAAATGCCCGGTGCTAGGAATTAAACTTACATATGGATCTAGCCGGCAAGGTAATACATCACCTAGCCTGGATCGTATTGTACCAGACAAGGGATATGTACCTGGCAATGTAGCAATCATGAGTATGAAAGCTAATAGGCTTAAATCAAATGGTACGCTCGACGAAATAACTAAAGTATATAAATGGCTTAAACGACAAACAGTAGGGGCTTAACTGAGATGTTTGACGATAGCCAAATAGCATACACACTAGACCTATCATGATTACATCATTCATCATCGGTTTTATTGTTGGATTTATTTCGGGCTTCTTGGTATTTCGTAACAACGCTGCCAAGGCCGAGAAGTATACTAAGAACATTGAGAATGTAGCAGACTCTTTCAAAAAGTGAGACAGCTCTTTGCATTATCATTATTGTTACTCGTAGGGTGTAGCGTTGTACCTGATGTAAGCCCGCGCGTACAGCAATGGGAGGATTCAATATCTGGCGAGGATTATGAGTATGACGTTGATGATGCAATCGAGTTTCGTAAGAACCACACAGTAGGCGTACTTACTAAGGTTGGGGCTGGATCTGTAGCCATTGGCATCCTCGCCTTGCTATTCGGATCTTACGCTAATGTTTCTAAACTAACTTCTATTATGGTCATAGCAGCCGGCATTGCTGTCACAGTATCAGCACCATGGTTGATTGACCTGACTGAATTGAAGTGGGTAATACTTGGGCTGTGTATATTGCTATGCCTAGACGCTGTTGCGTTTATTGCGATTAAAACCTGGAGGGCATTAAAATCAAATGGCGAAACGAAAGCCTAAAATCGTATTTGATGAGCTTGGCGACAAGCGACCCAATGGTAAAAACAAAACGTCGTTTGGAGAATTGGATACTCACACCGGTGAGATTTACATAGATCCGCGTCAGTCAGAATCTGAACTGCTCGACACTCTTGTACATGAGCTGCTTCATCTAAATTTCAAGTATATGTCAGAAGACCGCGTACATAATAGCGCGTCGAACATCGCATCAACCCTGTGGAGAATGGGCTATCGCCGTAAGAAATGAAGCCTATAGACGAGACACAGCCAGGTATAGATGTAATGGCAAGCATGCGTAACGGAGGCTTTACCGCTATGATGATTGGGGCAGCGGGTATGGTAGCTAGAATACTTTTATCGGGTGATGGTAGCATGACCATAGGCAAAGCCATTAGACACGTCCTAGCAGCCGGTATAACTGCTTACTTGGTCGGTCAAGGGCTTGACTCAACCAGCATGGCTAATGGTCTTAAAATGGCATGCTTGGGTGTATCTGGTGCAGCTGCCACAGAGATTGTGGAATATGCCGTACGATGGATTAAGGCCAAGGGAGTAGCGGAGGTAGCCAAGGTAAGCAAGAAAGGGGCAAGCCGTGTTAAAAAACGATAGTAGCCTGGAGTTGGCTTTGTCAGGTACGTTGGTCATAGCCAGCGCCATATGCGTAAGGCTTTGGTTTATTATGGAAGATATAGACAATAGCCTCAATGACCCTAACGCAATGGCATTTATAATTACAGACAATGGCATCAAGTCAGACTCAGCCGGTGCTGAGGATCAGTTATCAAAGGCTTCAACATCCTTCCACGATACGGAAAAGATGCTGGCTGTATTTAGCGTATGCTTGGCTATGATTGGCATAGCCCTGGTAGTGCGGGTAGTTAAACGTTATTACGCAAAGCGTTAGATTTGAAATTAACCGCACCGCGTAGATGGTCTGGGCAATGATGGGCATAGACCCTCATAACCGTGGTAAGTGTATCGCCTAATACACCGGCAATCTCAAACATAGGTACATTAGCCCTGGCAGCCTGAGTAGCCCAAGTATGTCGCAACGTATGCGGGGTAATAGTTATAAACAACTTGTTATTGGTTTGTGAATAAACCAATTCCTTTAGTGCATCAAAATGGTTTTGAATAGAATGAGGATTATCCAATACCCACTCGTCTTGCGTACGCTCTGACCAGGCTTTCAGCATAACCGATTTGAGCAGGTCTGACATTGGTACGGCTACGCGTCGTTTCTTAGTACGTTGCTCGCCATCATTTTGGAAATTGATAAGACCAGCTTGAAGATCAACCTGACTCCAGCGCAGATTTAATATGGCTGTTTTGCGAGAGGCTGTCTCAGAAGCTATCACAACAAACCGGTAGATGCGGGATAGACGCTCAGTATTAAATGATGCTGCTGACTTAATTAGATTTGATAGTTCTTCTTCGTTTAACCACAGGTCTTTCGGTGGTGCAGATACAGGTAAATCAATGTGAGGTATGTCAGTTTGTTTAATACGACGATAGCGTACCGCGTGGTTGATGGCAGCAATGAGGCAATTCAATTCACGACGGATTGTACTATCGCCGGCTTTATTACCATTAACCTTACCAGCCTTGCGATTGCGTTTGTAAGCCTGGACAATCTCAGGTGTTAATTGGTCTACAGTTAAATCGCCAAAGCCTTTAGTAAGGACATCAATGCAATACTCTTGGCGTTCCTTACACACTACCTTATCAACGACATGCTCATTGTAGTAGTCATCCAATATCTTAGTAACGTTAAATACCTTTGGTGCTAATTCTTTAGACCTTACTAACAGGAACTTGCCAAGCATCACTTCAGCTTCGGAACGGATAGACGTACCGGTAGACTTACGCTTTGATCTGCGATTGTCTGTCCATCGGATTTGATATATACCAGCTTCATTAAGGCTAAGCTGAGGGCCATTGTTGGGTTTAGGCATGGGCAGTAAAATGCTACATTATGTAGGCTTTGTAAAGAATTAAAAATATTTCCATATTGGTGGTTGACGAAACTGCATTAAGCCTACAAGGTGTCGTCATCGCTTCCCAACATGGCAGATAAATACACAGAGACATTTGTAAAAAATCTACAAAATCAATTAAATGAACTTGAAACGCATATTCAAATTCAATCTGATGAAAAACAAAAACTTATTGATGCCGGAGAAAAGTTTAAAGATTTCATTGAAGAATTGATTAACGCAGATTTACTTTACGATGAAACATTTGATGAAGCTAATGAACTAATTGATAATTGGACTAATCTTAACTAGCATGGCTAACCGCATTAAAACAAAAGAACTAATCGCACACTTTGGTGGGCGTATTGAGTTATGGCGTCGCCTGGAAGCACGTGGTTTTAAGCTGTCAGTTAAGACGATTGAGAAATGGATGGAACGTGACAACATTCCATCAAATCGCATTGTCCAATTATTTGCGCTTGCTAATCACGAAGGCAGACCTTTAGATCTAAATCTCTTTATCTCCCGCCTCTCCAACAAGGCTGAAGAAACTATTTCCCACCGACATGAAAACAAAACAAAAGAAAGTAATTAGCAGTTTATCTCTCGCAGAATTGCGTGAGCTGATTGCTACCAACCAGGCTATTGCAGATAATGCAGAAGCCAAGATCGTCGAAACGCTTGCGGAGTTACGCAGTCGTTTTGAACCAACGTTAGCAGAATATTATGCTTCTACCGATAAGACTCACGGCCAACATACCTTTGAGGTAGATGGCGTGAAACTCGTAGGTGAGGTTAAGGCTACTATCAAATGGAATAGCGATGCACTACGCGGTATTGCTCAAACACTTCCACCGGAAGTTGTTAATAAATTATTTAAGATTGATTTTGCAGTACCTGAAAAGACCTATCAATCAATCACCGATACTAAGCTGCTAGACCGGCTTATTGATGCCCGCACAGTTAAGTACTCTGAACCTAAGATTAACTTTGCTTAATTTCCACCCAACAAAATAACCATGATTAAAATCATAAAAGCAGATGACCGCCTCAAGGCAGTCCCTAAAATCAACATCGCATTGTTCGGCCCTTCCGGGGTTGGCAAGACGACACAAGCTCGCACCCTAGATCCTAAGACTACACTCTTTGTAGACTTAGAAGGTGGTACGCTTGCAATCCAAGACTGGCCTGGTGATGTACTTGACGTACGTGCCATTGCTCAGCAGTTCAACAAATACCCCTGGGAGATTGCTAGAGCTTTAGCACTCTACATTGGCGGTCATGATCCTTCTGACAAAGACGGAACATATAGTAAAACACAATACGATGCAGTATCTAAGGCTTTCTCTGCCATAGATTTAAGCAAGTATAACACTATCTTTGTTGACTCAATTACCGTGGCTTCACGCGAGTGTTTCAAATGGAGTCAGGTACAACCAGAGTCTCTTTCTGAAAAGACCGGCAAACCCGATACACGTGGTGCGTACGGCTTACTTGGACGTGAGATGATCCGCTGGCTTACACACCTTCAGCACAGCCCATTGTCTATTGTTGTAGTCGGTATTCTAGACCAAGATGTCGATGACCTTAAGCGTATCAGCTGGTCGCCACAAGTTGAAGGCTCTAAGACCGGTCGTGAATTGCCTGGCATCTTCGACCAAGTTATGACCCTGCAAACATTCAAGACCGATGATGGCAAACTCTATCGCGCGCTTGTATGTCAGCAACACAACGAGTGGGGCTATCCAGCTAAGGATCGTTCTGGTCGTCTTGAGCTTCTTGAAGCACCGGATTTAGGTGCAGTCATTAAGAAGATTCGTGAAGGCAAACGCATCGACACAACAATCGATACATCTCTACCTAAGTAATTTCACCCTAACACAAAACAAAATCATGGACTTCACATTCAAACCAGAGTCAGGCGCTTCTTCTGCCCCTGATCTTATCCCTGCGGGCGTATTAAGTTACGCTCTTGTCACCATTGGTGCTGCCAAACAATCTAAGGAAAGCGGAGGTACTTACTACCCTCTGACCCTTACTCTTATGGGCGGTCAATACGAAGGTCGTAAGATCTTTGAAACATTACCCGATGTAACTGATACTAAGAATAGCGAGAAATGGCGAGCAATCGCAGTCACTAACATGACTCGTATGTTTGAGGTAGCCGGTGTATTCAACCCTGCTAATCCCGAAAGTTATCGTGCATTACAAGGTAAGGACTTCCTTACGCTATGTAACTTCTTAGACGGCAAGCGTATTGCTATCCGTATTAAGATTGAGGTGTCTACCGATCCAGCGTACGCTAATAAGAATAAAGTTGGTGAATACTTATCTACCAATCCTACATCACAGGGCTACAAGAACTACGTCAAGTTACTTGGCGGTCAGTCAGTAGTAGCTGAAGCTCGCAGTAATGCTTTCTCTGCACCTGTTGCACAAGCACCTGCGACTGCACCAGGTTGGATTAAAGTACCAACGCAGCCAGCACCTAATAACGATAATCCGTTTTAGTATTAAAGAGTAATACATCCCAATTCCCCTTAATAATTATGCTGACTTTTTATAAAAATCGGTTAGTGTCTTTATTAAGGGGATTATTGTATCACCTTGTTCTTTATAAATCACAGGGGCTAAGGTCGGATTGTGTGATGACCGTCGGTTCTGATCCTTTCAAGACTTGTAGTAGTGACGCTTCTGTTGGGGAAGCCTATCCTACAGCCCCCCTTCTCTTTCAATGAAACTCAGACCAAGACAGGTTGAGTTTGTTCAACGTATGAACTATGCCCTAGCCGAGTATGGAAATACACTAGGCATAGCACCAACCGGTGCGGGTAAGACAGTAATGCTTTCTGCAATAGTAGATTTTGCCCAGAAAAGAAAGCCCGATATGAAGTCTTTGGTTATTCAACACCGAGATGAGCTTGTATCTCAGAATAGGTCTACGTTTAAACGCGTAGCACCAGAAACACCAACGGACATTTACGCTGCTGACCGCAAGCGATGGTCTAATGGTGTAACCTTTGCAATGGTTCAGACCCTAGCTAGGGAAGATAATCTATCTACTATGCCAGCTATGGATCTTATAGTAATTGATGAAGCACATCACGTTGCTGCCGAGTCTTACTTAAGAATTATAAACAGAGCTAAAGAACTTAACCCCAATGTTAATATCCTAGGTGTAACTGCTACTCCACAGCGAGCAGACAAGAAAGCACTCAAGCAAGTATTCAGCAATGTAGCTGATGTCATATCAATCAAGGAATTGATTGATGCTGGCAACCTAGTACGTCCTAGGGTATTTGTTATTGATTGCGGACTTCGCGCAGAGTTAGCCGGTATAAGACGCACAGTTGCTGACTTTGATATGGCAGAGGTTGAAAAGGTAATGGATAAGCAAGCCGTTACTGATAAGGTAATAGCAGAGTGGCAGGGAAAAGCTGGTACGCGTAAGACAGTAGTCTTCTGCTCAACAGTAGAACATGCTAGGCATGTATGCCAGGCTTTCGCTGATGCCAAGATACAATCTGACATCATCCACGGAACAATGAGCGATACGGCTAGACGTAGTACGCTGGCTGCCTTTGAGCGAGATAAGTTTCAAGTGCTGGTAAATGTAGCCGTACTTACCGAAGGATGGGATTGCCAGACAGTATCGTGCGTAGTACTGCTACGCCCTTGCTCTTTTAAGTCTACTATGATCCAGATGATTGGACGAGGCTTGCGTAAGGTAGACCCAAGCAAGTATCCGGGTGTAGTTAAATCTGACT